GAAGTATTCTTGTGTAATATCTAGCATCCGACCTCATGTCTTTAATGAATCCTTCTTCAAAGAGATACTCAATAGCATCCATACATTCTTTTCTAGTTACTATATTAAGCATTTTCTCTTTATTCTTCTTCATTATATTCCTTTTGATAACTCTTCATCCATGCAGATAAATATCTTCTAGACATATACTGACTGCATTTAAAGTCTGCCATTATAAAGCTAGAAGCTCCAAACATATTGGTAATACCAGATTCTTTTAGCTCTTCTAAATATAGAAATACTTCATTCTTATTTTGATTGAACTCTTCATCTTCTAGTAATGCTTTTGTGTCTAAGTCATTCATATTTACTCCTTTTACTCGCTTAATGCAGGGCGTACAATAGACGTACTTATGTTATTCGCCCCACATATATTGCGAGATTAACGGGGATATGTCTTTTTAGGCGCCAACCCTTGTACTCTTTCATTTATTATCCAATTAGATTTACAAACTGGTTAATAAAAAAAGGTGACATTAACCCCGAATTTTCTTTGCTCTCGGTTTTCTATCATCTGGCATAATCTTCAATCTACCTGAAGGGAAAGTAACTACTGTCACTCTCCCCTCTGTGTAGACATCAAGGATTAGGTCTGGGATGCTAGACTTTAATTCCTTAATTGTAATCATTACTCTTCCTCTAAGAATCTTACTTTATCTCTAGAATTATGATTGTACATCTTTTGAAGTTCTTTTAGAAACAATCTCCAATTAGGACAATTAACCACAGTTCTTGCTAGATAGTCAAGCTTCTTCATAAACCTTGAATGGTCGTAATCTGGATGTTTATACATAATCCAATAAGCGTGCAAGAAAGCTGATTTCTTAGCAAACTTTAAGTAATCATATATTCCAGCTTTTTCATCTGTCCCATTGATAGCTTCTTCAAATGAATTGGCTCTGTCCCAATTATTACACTCAAGATTACCAGTGGTGAACTGAAGTTTTTCATATCTCCATTTACCACCTTGTAATATCATCTGACATATTGTAACTGGAAACCCACTTCTATTAACATATCCTGAGAATGCTTTGTAATGAGTCTTTCCTTGCACACAATACATATGTAAGAAGTCAGATAATGTCCACGGTGTAGTCTCTGAAGTAGCCTCAGCTATATCATTTAAATGGATATTGTCATCCACTATATAATATATTGGTCTACCAAGCTGTTGACCTACTGTGAATCTATGCTGACCATCTATTATTCCTAGACTACTTCCATCACAACTTGCATATCTCTCTTTACTAACTTCTTTAGAGTTACACAATATGGGTTTAGTCTTGAATATAAATGGCTTATCTTTCATCTTCTTCTCTAATGAAATAAGCTTTGTAGGTTTAATAGGTCTATTTTCCAATACTAATTGAAAATTATTGTAGTTTGTTGTTTTATTTGCCATTTCTCCCCCTCAAATGTTCCATGTACCTAGAAACACTTGCCTTTGATGTTACTTTGTTTTTAGTGTCTTCAATCTTGAAGCTGCAATTAACTTCAAAATTCTTCTTCGCTTTTCGTTCTATAAAGGAAGCCTCTTCAACAGTTTCGTAAATACCTATGAGTCTTTGAACCTCTATTTCAGTTGTTTTTCCTTTGCCATTATCCTTATCATAAGTCCAATGAGCAATTAATGCCTTGTTCATACGTTCTCCTTAGTATGTGGAAGGGATATGTCGTACCAGAACTTGTCACCACAGTCATCATCGAATATTTTTATTCCCTTAAGTTTAATATTACTATGTTCTTGTAGATATTCCAAGTCTTCTAGTTTAATTGGTAACCAATACCCATATCTTAAATGTCTATTGCCATCTAATCCTGTTCTGAATTGTATTTTATTTCTTTTGTATCCACGCATTACTAATAATAATAATGCTTTCCATTCAATATGATTATTTGGTTTTGTTTCGTTCAGACTTTGGAAGCTCATTTCCATTATCTCCTCCTTCTTCATAATCGTGTAATGCAAGTTGGTACAATCCGTATATGAAAGCACCAACTAACATCACCATTAATATTAGATTCAAAGCAAACTCTTGAACCATGTTCATGCTTGAGCCTCATCACTTGTTCTCATAGATAAATCCATATCTTTAACATCGTCAACCATATGGTCTGGTATTCCATTTGAGAACTCAGCTGCTAAATGCACCAATTCAGGTTGCACCTCAAGAACAGTTCCAATAAATGCCTGAGCTTCAGTAATAATTTCCCTAATCTTATCACCTTCTTCGTCATTAATTAAATCTGCTTTACTCAACCTATTAGATAGAGTTGCAATCAATGACATTACATCAAACAACCTTGCCATTACCATTACCTTTTCAAAAGGGTCTACCTCAGTTGATTTACCCCCAAGTAAAGCTTTCATGTTTTTCTTTGTATCTTCTCGGTTCATTATTGATTACTCCTTGTTATTGTTATTTTTCCAAATATGTTTATCTTTCCACAGATTGAATATAAATATTCCAGCAAAAAGATATAATGATACTATGACTATAATCCATATAGCTAACATTAGTTATCCTCATTACTCTTTAATTGTTCCAATTCATTATTCCAAGCTAATGCAATAGTATAATCTATTGTTATCGCCTTACTTCCATCAAAAGTATCTTTCCATTCTTTCCACATCTCAACTGCCTTTAAGTGTGAATAAGTACGAAATGGAGGAATATGACCTTGTACTGCACCACCATGCTTAATCAATATAAATATTGCAGCTTCTGCTGGTATTACAAATGGTTCGCTCCTATCTCCTTTATGTCCACCGGGGCACAATTCACAATCACAGTAATATGGTTGCATATAATCTTCCAGAACTTCATCATAATCTCTAATCATACATTCGACTTCTTCGTAGTAAACAGTTTCTGAAGGATTTGACCCATTCGGATTATCCATCTTTGATAGTTCATACTCATCTCTATTCTGGTTTCTTATGGGATTAAAAGAATCGTTCCATTCATTTACTCTTGGTGTGCAATAGTGTCCCGCACTAGCTTGAAAAGATATTCTAAACCCATCTGCGCAAACTATATTGTCTCTTATTTGTGATATTTTACTAAAATCAGTCATAATTATTTATTCCCTATTATTTCAATGGCTCGGTTAATAGTATCAACCATAATCTCACGAGCCTCGACATCACCTCTAACATGGTCAAAGGAAGTCTTCATACTTTTGATTAATGGTATCATTTTCTTTAGGTTACGAATAACCTCTTCATCATAAAACAGTTTATCTTCGTAAGCCATAATAAACTCCTAATTAAATGAGAGAGCCCCAATTAAGGTATGATCATAATAATACCTTACAACATTAACTGACGAACGGTTGAGACTCTCTCAAATTATTGACTATTCAGTCACACTAGACCCAAAAGTCATCACGCCAACCTTTTAATGGGTCAACGTAATCAATATGAATCATGCTGATATCATCAACAGGAATCACATTTTTATGAGGGCCAAGTACATGACCTACATCTTTCACGGCTTGTAAATACCCTGAGATATAATGACAGGCATAGTCAAAATCACCTGACACTTCAAGTGTATTGATTGCCTCTGCACATTCCTCATCACCAAGAGTTACTTTAAAAACATGTTTCATCTTGCCCATCCCCTTTGTCTAAGAATATCTTGGACTTTGCGAACATTACAACCAGCTTCTTCCAACTCTGAAGCTTTCTGTTCAGTTAAGTACGCATGACTCACTACTGGCACACCTGCGTATATTGTACCATTCCACGTGATTTGATAATACTCTTTTGATGGTTTGCTCATGATTAATGCCTCTTATTGCTATTGGTTGTGGAAAATTTGGCAGCCATTCCCTGCAGAGGAACGTGGGGCGCCGGGATTAAAAAACCCAACCTCGTCTTCTTTTCGACAAGGTGCTGCAAGTATATTGGTCAGGGCTTTATAATGTCGAGCTATAGCTATACTACTTACCCTGACACATTATAAACCTTTGCATGGATTTTATAGTACTCATTCGCACGACCACCTGACCTAAAAGATTGCTAGACCAACTACTTATGGCGAGTCGGCAACCTGTCCTATCTAGCTTTAGACTTATTTACCCTCCATATTTGTTGTACTGAAGAGTTAATGCCCAAGTTCATACTTAAATGATACTATACAAGTAGAAAGTATATATGTATAACATAGTAGATATGTATGCACATTGCGAGTATAGCGGCGATAATATAAATAATAAAGAGAAATGGGGCCAGCTATCACCTTGGCCCCGTCCGTCAGTTAAAGATTAATCAGATGTTGGAGTTGGAAGCTTAATCTCTTCCTCGTCCTCATCCACAAATATTGCAGGCAAACCTTCACCTACACATTGCTGATTGATATTAATAAGGTCAGCCCTTAATGCGCTCATGATGTCACGCTTAGATGCCACTGATACACCCATGACATATGTACGCTTCATACCAGCCTTGAATGACTGCTCAAGTGCAGACTTTCTACGATTAGCAGCTAACTCTTTATACCATTCACGTCTGGCCTTCTGCTCTTTAGTGAGCGATGATACTGAAACTAAACTCATAATGATTGCTCCTTTGTGTGAGTTTGATTGAGTAAATTATTATTAATGAATTCTAAATGAATGAAATTCAACTGAAATTCCTATATAGGAAATCCCCTAACTAGGGGTCGGGATGGGATAAAAGGTTGTATTTCAAAATCCTACAATTTTTTTAGTAAATATAACTTGGGCAAAATTGACATATGTATTAGATTAAAGGGTGGTAGGGTAGGGAAAAAAGAAATGTATAAAAAAGTTATTATGGCAGATTTCATAGAAGAACTATCAGAATTACCGATGGAAACCCAAGAAGCAGTTTTAAAAAATCTGTCGGAAAAAATGATACCAGTAGAAATAGAAGGGAGTGTTTTTATGGTTCACGAAGAAGTGTCCAAATTGATAGATAATTTAGTTATGCAAATAAGGGAACTAAAAGTAGAGAAAGCAAGTTGGCGGAACAGAGAGTAATAAAAAACGTCGCTCATTACGTCTATGAAGATTTAGACGAATTTAAAAAAACTCACCCAAATACAATAGTCCATCCAGATTGGAGAAAGGCAAATGAAGGGGATTGGGTGTACTCTGATGATGACAGAATAGTACAGTTACTAAAAGTATCGAATGAGGTCAAGCATCACTCAGATAGAAAGAACTATAAATTTGCAAAAGGATGGGTAAGGACTGTTGTCGGAAGCTTCCTTAATAGAGAAAACGTCAAAATGGATACAGACTTTGATAATCATCCCAACAGATATACATTCTCTACCAATATAAAGAATACTTCTAATAGAGTATATAAGAGAAAAGATGCTACGAATAAAGAAAAAGAATTTGCAACGAATGTTGTTGTTGGAATGGGAGCAGTTGATGCATACAAAAAAGCGTATTCAGAAATGGATAATCAAAAAGCTAGGAAAAAAGCAACAATACTACTAAAACAGGAAAGGGTTATGAAAGAAATAGAGAAAGGTGTATTAGATGTTGCCAAAGGACTTGGTATAGACCATGAGTATATACTAGGAAAATTAAAAAATCTTGCTGATTACAGTGAAGATGACAATATCATACTCCAATCAACTAAGGAATTAGGAAAAATAGTTGGCACTTCAGGCAATACAATAAAACAAAAAGAGATGGGATTACTTGGAGTGTTTCAAGGTTTCTCATCTGAGCAATTAGAAGGTGCGGAAAGAAAAGAAATAACCGGGGGATTAAATGGGCAAAACATTTCAGTCGACAAAAAAGAAAGTTGATGAATTTAGAACGGATGATGATGGCAATATAATATCGTGTCCAAAATGCGGTGCAAGGTCTATGAGGAAAGATGGATTTTCTCATCGTTCTAATTCAAAAAAACAACAATGGGTATGCACTGCTTGTGGAAGAAAAACCCTAAATCCAATAATATTACAAGAAGCTCCCTTCATAATAAAGAATAGGGAAAAAATAGATTCTATGCCAATAGAAGAAATAATAGAGCATAGAAAAAAACAATATGATTATAAAATAGGGTCTAGGGATAGTAGGAAATTAATAAATATACATATAAATGTAGATGGGCCTATTGGGATTGCTCATTTTGGAGACCCTCACGTTGATGATGATGGAACTGATTTGTCTCAAATAATACATTGGATGAATGTAATTAACAATACGGATGGAATGTTCGCAGGTAATTTAGGGGATATTCAAAATAATTGGATAGGAAGATTAGCAGCCTTGTATGGACAACAATCAACATCTGCAAAAGAATCGTGGAGATTGTCGGAATACTTTGTTAATAAATTAGACTGGCTTTATCTAGTAGCTGGTAATCATGATGTCTGGAGTGGAGATGGAGACCCTTTAGAATTTATAATGAGAGACCATAAAGGAATTTATCAAAGATGGGGAGCGAGGATGAATCTTATTTTCCCAAATGGAAAGGAGATAAGAATAAATGCGAGGCACACTTTTAAAGGTAATAGTATCTGGAATACTGCTCATGGTGTTGCTCGTGCAGCTCAAACTGGCTGGTCTGACCATATTCTTACTTGCGGACATACTCATGTTTCTGGTTATCAGGTGATAAAAAATCCTTCCAATGGATTAATAAGTCATGCATTGCAAGTAGCCTCGTTTAAAATAATAGATAATTATGCAGATAAATTAGGGTTAGATGATAAAAATATATTTAATTGTCCAGTTACAA